GCTCACAAGGCACTGGTCGCTAGATCTAAGTGTCTTTTATTAGGCAACTGGACCAATGCATCCCTAGCGGCGTCTAGTTGCCCTTGAACGCGACTTTGACCGTTTACGGCTTCTAGAGGGGTGTTTGTGATGCTTGTACGATCTCCTCCTATGTAGATCAATAGTATTGTGGTACCTTGTAGGCAGTTTAAATTGCCGGGTCCTAGTTGATCCTACAGGTGCTATATTCGGTCGTATCATCTGAGATTTCGCATTAATTCCCAGCATTTCCGCAGTTGCCGGTGCCGCTGGCACATAGCCTTCTCTCAGATGCGGTGGTATATATGGCATTAAGCTCCTACTATCCACCCGGGTTTTTAACCCTTTGATATATCTACGATATCCATGAACCTTTTAAGAATTGTTGCATCCCTTTTGCACTTCCTCGGAACAAGGCAATCCAGATGGAACAATTACCCGACCCACATATAATATACGGGCACTTGGACATGATCACGGTTATAGCCAGGTAGAGCTTGGAGAATTTGAACGCATCATCACAGACCTTATCCACCGTCGTCATTCCCTTCGGAATGTGTCTAATCTCATCCTTGAACCACACTGCCTTTTCACCCAGTTCGGCCATCATGGCCTCAATGAATTCAGTTTCATCCGATTGTACTAGAAAGCGTGTCTGAGGTCGTTCCTGTAAGATAGCCTTAGCTCTCTTAATGTAATCGCCATAGCTGGGCAAAGCAGTTTCCGTTGCCTTGTCGTTCCCCCTGTAAAATAAGACGCACGTATTCTGATAGTTTAACTCATACTTGCTCTCCAGATCCTTAATCAGTCCCTGCACTTCTTCAGAAGGTGTGAAATATTTCTGAAGAAATGGTTTTACACCAGCATAATCCAAATTCATATAATCGGTATATTGATGAAAGTGTTCATAGAAGACTAGATTTCTGTAACTGATCTTTTTAGGATCTAGAGTGAAAAACGAATTCATGGTACCTGGTCTATACCAGTTAAATGCATCAGTGGTTTCTATGGTCTCGGGTAACTTTTTATGCCGGTTGAAGTATTCAACCACATAATGAAGTATAATTGAGCAGGTAGAGAAGAATCCATTATTGGCATGACTAACTGTAAGAGTTGGATTTGGAGGGATCTTCCTAGGTTGCTGTAGCCAAGAGGACATTTCTAATTCCGCTATTTTACGTTTGTATATAGAATATACGAGAGGGCATATGCCGTAATGAGGAATCCACTGGTGGTGTAATGGTAGTCCTGACCCTTTAGTAAAGACGCAATACCAATAGACGCTGCTACCATGGCAGCATCTGCAAGAAGGATCTTCGGGCCACCCTGTATATAAGTCTTAAATACATCAATCATATCATTGTGGCCCTGGGGGATCTTATCAACAACTCCATATGCAAAGGCCACATCATGTACAAGTTGCACCACCACAGCCAAAGCAGTAAAGTACCAAATAGACCAGCCTTCCTTCTCCATGAAAAAGTAAGAATAGAGGTACCGAGTGATAGCAATGCCAATGGCAATGATTCCCACATCAGACATTACTGCGGCCAGACCAAATTGATCATACCAGACATTTACGGGTTGTCCAAATGTCTGGGGAAAGAATCTGACTAAGAATACAACAACAGTATCTACGAATAAGATCGCAGGCAAATAAAACCACCAGTCTTCATTTGCCAGATAATTGCCAACATTGGCTGGCTGTATGTGATCCATCTTCTATTCTATTAGTTTATTAATTAGACAAAATCTGCTTCTCCCATTCAGAAAACCGCATTATACTAAAGTCATAGTCAGTCTCGGAGATACGTTCATATTCTATTTCTAAGAGTTCTTCAGTCACTGAGAACCACGATTTCACTTTGACGCAAGGTAGCTTTGAAAAGAATGTACTCATCTCAGGATAATCTAAGACAATCGGTATAGATCCCAGATAAATAGATTCCCAGAACCTGTGAGTATCTGGTCCATTACCCCTCGGACAAAACATAAATTTGTGCGCCCTCACATTCCTACAGTAAGTCTCATAGGGAAGTCCTATATTCAATTCAGATTTCACCCAAGGTAATTCACTGAAAAAGAGGTCAACTATTGCACGTTCCTGAGGATATGTATGTACACTGAAATTCATATATGCCAGTGTTTCTGCAAGAGGATGACTTTCCCGTGATATATTGTAAAGTATTGCAGCTTTCCGACCACTTCCATCACTATGAGTATCAACACCTAGAGGTACAGAAATTATATTCGGATCAATACGAGTTACATTTATACCATACCATTTCTTATATAGGCCATCAAATCTTAGTGAGGTTTCATCTCGGATTGAATAATCTGACATTCCCGTAATCCAACAGGGCTGTGACGGTGGGAATACTGCCGGTGTTATCTGACCTCGGTACTCAGTAAGTGTATTATGTTCAATAGAATCTGTATATATAAATACATGTGTATCAGGGTTATTCTTGGCGAGATTAATATATGCATTCTGTGTAATCAAGTCCTCGGGGGACCAACTAAAGTCTCTAAATCGCATGCTTACTTATTACCCCCTGTAACCAAATATATACAGCCATACGCGCTCCAAGATATAGCCATTCAACCCTCCCTGAGGATGAATGAAAGTCAGCTCCCGAAGCATATTTTTATACAAATCCTTGGAATTAACACGGATAACCTCCCTATTAACCTTGAGTAGGCCGGCAAAGCTGAATGGAATTAGGGAGTCAAATTCAGATGTAGATTCATAAGGCACTTTACAACGTTGTAAGAATGCATTGACCAGACTCATATGAGCCTGTCTAGGATAAATGTATTTGTGATCTTCAATGAACTCATTAATACCTTTATCATCAAACGGCACCGGGTCCACTATCTGAAGATTTCGGTTAATCTTAGTTACCATGTATTTGAGGCCATAATCTGTTTCTCTCGCAGCGGCCTTGACAACTTCCTTAGAGGGAATCGTATCAGAATAAATGTAGCCTAGAGGCTGTATACTGCGTGTTTGCTCAATAGCATCAATGGCACAGAGGATGGTCGGATTATGCGGAAAAGGATCTGCCTGTGTGAATACTACGCTCTGACTTAGCGACTCGTAATTAGAGACAATATGATACAAGTAGGTGTGCCCTTCACGACCAATATTCTCTAGCTTGATGACAAATGGAAGGCTAGTATTTGGCTTTGACTCACCCTTGTTATACAAGGTGCAAATATCAGAATAAGCCTCAGTCCACTGAACATCCTCCTCGTACCTTGCTACAACTAGAGTGAGTTCATTCGTGTTGAATGTCTCACCTGCGTAAGATAGTTTGAATGTATCTTGGAAATCGGTTGGCTCTAAGGCCCACCTAGTCCATCTATTTTTCTGAGTGTAGAGGAATCCACGCTTATATCTGTTCGGTGCACCCAAGTACTGAGTCTTATTATACCGGTCTTTTGCAAGCCGAATAAACATATGAGAACCTTGCTCCTCCAGAATCCACTCATTTGTGGTATCACGATCTGTTGCATTTGTATCAGACCAGAATACCTTATTTTGTCTAACATGAGCAGTCAGATAGTCAGAGTCACGCAAGATATGCACCCTACTAGAGTTACCCTTGACCTGTTTTATTATAACACAGAATTCCTCATTTGCTAGGAACATTATAAAATAAATAGTTCTAAACTTTAGACCCATACTAGTAGATGGACTATGCTAAGTTACAGCAACTACGGGCAAATAGAACAATTGCCTACAATAATTTGTATTTAAAAGCTGAGGCAGGAAGGATATTCAAAAGTGTGACGTTGACTGATTATATTAATCAATATAATGGAGGCATGCGGATTATAGATGATTCAAAGGTCTACTTTGAAGCAATTGAGCCTGAGATACCTGCAGCCACTACAATGGGAGGCCCATGTATAACTCTTATATCACAAATTTTCACTGCGTTAGAGGATCTCCTTGTCTACAATGCCTCTATAAGTGTACCTCCTACCAGATCTGCTAGAATAGCCTATTTATGGTTTTTTACAGTTGCTGCAGGATACTCTTGGGTAACCCCTGGATCCATCACGGGCACAAAAGATTCATGGAACTGGGATACGAAAAATCTAGTTTCCGATGATACTGCTATATTTATTTGGATGACACAGGTTCTCGTTAATACTATGAGCAACTTTATACCATCCTACAATACGAGCCTGCTCTTAGAACAGGCACGTGTGAATTACGGTTGGACTGCAGAAGAGTATCAAACCGTCATAGATCAAGTAAAGTCACAGGGCAATTTCACTCTATGGCTATCTACCTGGCAAACATGGTATACGGGCAGACAAGCCGATGGATTTGTTGCTGCTGCTGTTGCACCTACAGATGCAGAATTGCTTCAGGCTGGCGGCAACGGTGGCACTGTCCTAGATGTCACCACCACTCAAAATTTCAACGATACTGCTGCTTATCCAAATCCTAGAAAGTGGACACCTCTCAGAGTAGCTGGTACAAAGAGGAATTTTCTTACCTTTGGCTGGGGAAATGTGACCTCAACCTGTCTGACTGCCGGCGATGAGACTACCATAAAATCTGCAGCGAATGCTGAATTCCTCGGAACAAGTCCAGCCAGGGACTCTGAAATAGATAGTTTAGTAACTATTGCAAATAATTTAACAGATACACAAAAGGCCATTGCTGAATTTTGGGCAGGAGGGCCACTCACCGTTTCTCCTCCATGTATGATGGTCTGGTTCTGGAAAAAATATATTGAACTCACTAACCCTGCATTACAAACGATGATTTATTCAGGGCTGGAGCTAGCAATAAACATATTTGAAGGATCTCGTCTCACCTGGGCTCTCAAACGGGATCAAATGGAAGCAAGGCCTATTCAAGAAATCCGTAGAAAATATGCTGGGCAGACTGTGAAAAATTATGATGGAACTGATATTAATGGAAACATGTGGGTTCCCTATCAAGAAACTAATTTTGTTACACCTCCTTTCGCCGATTTTCCAAGTGGCCACAGCACATTCTCACAGGCCTTTGCTAATGTGATGAATGCGTGGTTTTCTCCTACCATCCCAACCAATACTATTAATGCCTCAAATCTATATTTATTATCGCCGATGTACAATGGCTTAGGATCACTGTCTATCAAGATTTCCGAGATTCCTGTAAAAGCACGTACGAGTCTAATACAGATAGGTGTAGTGCCCGCTTCAGATGTCACTCTAACATGGTCTGTATGGCAAGATATAGCTGATTCTGCTGGTGTCTCAAGACAATATGGCGGTATTCATGCTGTATCAGCAAACCTTGGTGGGCAGGCAGTGGCGAATACTGCATTTCCTATTATTACCAGTCGGTGGGCAATTTCACGTACCTAGAACATAACTGTATTAGTATGGTAGATGTCCTGGTTTGTCTATCTACTAGCAACCGTGGAGCCGCCTATGAAAACCTATGTCGGTGCGACTTTGGATGTGGACAGGCGTCTAATGCAGCATAATGGCCTCATGTCAGGTGGGGCGAGAGCAACAAGCACGGTCCCAGGTGGCTGGTACCGTGTTTGTTACATCAAAGGATTTGAGAATCAGCGGGAGGCTTTGCGGTTTGAATGGTGGTGGAAGCGGCGCAGCGCCGCATTAAAAGGGAATCCGCTTGAGAGGCGGCAAAAGGCGATGGAGGCTATGTTGGGAGAGGCTCAGGGCCTGGAAGTGGTGTTTGAGTAGATCTACAATTCAACTATTTGAAATAGTTCAATTGTATATTTTTGAATGTGTTGAACTCCACTGGGTGGATTCGCATTTAATTACTGTAGGCAAGACCGCCCATGCCGCTCATGATACGCAGCACGTTGTAGTTGGTGGCATACACACGCACAGTGGAGCTGGTTGCAGTGCCCACGGCATTGTTAGACACCGTCAGCAGGATGGTGGTGTTATCAATACGGGACAAGTTGCAAGTGCCGCTGGGCTGGTGCTGCTCGGGCTGCAGAGCAAAGGAGTACACGTTGATACCCACAGCAGGCACGTTGGTGTGGTGCTGGAAGGGCTGCACCTCGTTGAAGTAGCGTCCCTCACGGCCCTGGAACCTGTCGTGGCCGTTCAGCTGCAGCAGAGCATACACGGTGGGGTTGTTGCCGGCCAGGCCCTCCACGCGGGTCACGGAGTAACCAGACTCCAGAATGGAGCGGTCCCACCAATCGGAGTAGTTGAATGGCTGCTGGCCCTTCCAGGGGTTGATCACGTTGTCATCGCAAGACACAAAGGAATCGCGCTGCACAACCCAGATCAGCTCCTTGCAAGGGTGGTTGAAGTTCAGCTTCAGCTTGTTGGAGCTAGAGGTGATGGACTCACCGCCAGTGAACTGCAGAGTCTCAATCAGGTACTCGTGAGACACCTGGGCGAACTTGCGACGCTCGTCAGTGTCCAGGTAGATGTAGTCCACGTACAGAGAGGCAGCCACCAGGCCGGCGGCGGCCACGCGGTCACGGATGGTGTGCACGTTGGACAGAGCAGGGGTGCTGTCAAAGCACAGGTTACGCAGGTCGTTGAACTCCAGGTTGATGCGCACCTCGTGGTACTGCAGGGCGATCAGGGGCAGGGCCAGACCAGGGTTGCGGTTAAACCAGAACTGCAGAGGGATGTACAGGGTGTACTCAGGGGCGCACATCAGGGTCTCGGCAGAGGTGTTGGGCTCACCGCCAGCGCAGTCATTGTCGCAAGGCTCACCGCCCTGCACCAGGAGGTTCACCAGCTGGGGCACATTGCCAACCATCTTGGCATAGCCAGCCTGCTTGCCAGGCTCCTGGGTGAGCTCATTCCAGATCTGCAGCCAGTCACCGTAGTGCTTGTCAATACGCTGACCACCGATCTCAAGCTCCACATAACGCACCAGATTGTGTCCCACCCAGTTGAGCCAGCGGAACTGGGCACCAGAGCCGTCAGTGGCCAGCAGGGACACGGAGGGCAGAGTGGCCTGGAGGTAGATGCGGTAGATTAAGTCACCGTTACGCTGGATGGTGCAAGTCACCTTGCGGCCAAAGCCAGGGGAGCCGTTGAAGGGGTTCTCAATGGACTCCATGGCAAAGTTAGTGTGTCTGCGGTACACCACCTTGAAGAAGGTAATCTGGGGATTACCGGTCAGATAAACGTCCTGTGCGCCATAGGCTACAAGCTGCATAAGACCACCTCCTGTCATTTGTTATACCTCCTGTAGAGAAAATAATTTTGGCAAAACGAGATTTAAACGAAAAATGGAGTTTGGCCGGGAGACGTCTTTTTCATTCTTTCGCCGCATAGCCTTGTACTACGCAAATTCATATGCATGGGCTAAAGAACTTCATACCGAACATTATAGTGATGGAGCCCTTCTTCAATATAAGACCTTCAAAAAGATCTAACCCAGAAGCGAGAACTACCCTAGACACAGTCCATCAACACAATTTAACCAAGGTCAAGGATATCGGAGATCAGATTGATATATGGAATGAGCAATACAATGCACTAATTGAAAAATATAGGAATGAAAGTGATGATGTGGAACGCTATAAGTTGGAGCACGTAATCAAAGAGGTTCAGAACAAGTTGGACTCTACTGACAAGAAGGGTGCACTCTTTGACTATTTCCTCAACACTGGTGACCTACTTTTTCAATACTATGATATCCAGGATCGGATTAA